AGCACTTAAAGTAACCTCGCCTGGAGCAAGTGCTGTTAATTTATTATCTTCAATTGAAACAATTTCATCATTTGAAGAACACCAATGAATTCTTTCATCTACAACTTCTTTGCCTCTATAAACAGTAGCATTCAATTCAGCTGTAGCTCCAACATCAAGATAGGTGTTATTTTCGCTTATATCAATACTATATTCAAATCTTTCTGCGTTAGCAAAACCGTTTTCTATATCATCTGTTTGATAATTCATTTCGTATTCTTCTACATAGAACTGAGTTAATGTTGGAGATTTATCATCTCCAGTAATTGTGTTTAATGAGTTACCGAAACCCCCTGCGTATACTCTAAACCCAATTCTTTGTTCTGGAACACCAAATAAGAATCTATCATTAGGTTTAATTTTTATTGTTCTACTATTACGTTGGCACCATATATATTGTTCAGCTTTACCAGTGACAATGGTCATAGTGTCATTATTATTCGTGAATCTTAGCACTTGGTCTAAAATGCAAGGTTCATATATTTTATTCCCATTCTCATCAAAAAATCTCAATGTATTATTACATCTACGAACTTCTGCACTGGTAGATAATCCGGAACCTTTATCTACATTGATTACTAAATAGTAATTTCTTCCCCATTTAAATTTCATACCATAATATGGTTCAGGAAAATCTGGAGTGAAAATAAATACTTGATAATCATCTCCTACTTGAATACCAGTGTTATAATTGACAACTGGTTCTACCCTTACCATTGGTATAGGTTTAAAATCACGTTTTCCATAATGAACTTCATATTCAATCTCATTATATTTAACGTTTGGTGCATTATCAAATGTTTGTTCGCTTATTGCTACAAAATCATCACGATATGCCTTTGTAGGATTTGTAGTTCTAAATGCCTGTGTGGCATTATAATACTTCATTGCCATTTTTTAGTACCTCATCTCTCATACTATTTATAAGATTTGTGCAATGATTTACTATATATTTAACTCTGTCGTGTTCCTCAGGATTAAACTTTTTCATACCTTCAATCATATATAATAATTCAACATAATATTGATTGTTTTGCCATAGTTCACTAGCACCAATTAATTTAGTGCTTAAAAATAAAAGATGTTTTTGATAATTTTCATAAGCTTCATCACGGGAATAAGCGATGTCGCCTTCTTTATTTTTACCTTCAAAAATAGGTAATGTTTTCCAACATTGATTTATTAATATAGTTAAAGAATCTAAAGTAGTTTTATCGTCTAATGTAAAATCATATTTCATTATATTAATGCGTTCTCATTTAACCATTTTGATTGACTAAAACTATAAGTAGTTTTCTTGGTAGCAATCTCTTCGATTAATTGATTCCTTCTATTAATTTTAGCATTTAAGTTATTAGCTTCCGAATATCTATGTGCTTCTTTATTATTTTGCATCATACCAGTAATTTGTCTAACATCATTTATTTCTTTATCAAGCCAAGCTATAACAGTATAATCTGCTATAATACTTTTTTCAATTTCTGATAATTCACAATTGAAAACTCTTTCTTCATCATTTCTGTCAGATAAATCTTTTCTACAATTTTCGAAATTTGCTAATCCCCTAACCATAAATCCTTCTAATACTATATTAAAATCTTTTGGAGAATCCACAGCTAATCTATTTAAGTGGTAATCCTCAATGGAAACTAAAGCGAGGTCTAATATATCGTCATATGAAGTCATATATATACCTCCTTATTGTTTGTTTTCATTTTTTAATTCTTCAAATAATTTCTTTTGATTTCTATAATCATTCATAATGTCAATATTCATATCATCATTTAAAATTTGAACAATATTCATATCAACACTCTTTTCGTCTTTATTTAGTTTATCGAATATAATTCCTTTTAAAGTTTCTTTTTGATTTTGAGTCATACTTTGATAAATTTTTTCAAATGTACCTTTGTCTTCACTAAAAATCTTTTCAATTTGTTCATAACTTAATAGTTTCTTATAAACGTTTACTAATTTTTGTTCTTTTACTACTTCTTCATCATTGATAAATACATTACCACCTTCGATAAAACGCTTATTGTTTTTAATAAGCTTTTTTAAGTCTTCATAAGGAACTGTTTGTTGTTCCCCATAATGAGAAAATGTATAAACTTCTCCTTGACCATATCCTTCAGTAGATAAATTTAATTCACCAACTGTTAACGATGTTAAAGTAACGTCTCTATTACTATCATTTACATATTGAACATTTTGAGATTGGTCGAATGCTTTACCTGTTAATTGAATAATTAACTTTTGCATATCTTCCATTTGTTGTCTCATTTGTTCTACTTCTTTTTTACTTACTGTATTTGTACTTTTCGTACTTTTAGTATTTGCCATAATCATATCTCTCCTTTTTTACTAAAAATAAAAGGGGTTGATTTATCATCAACACCCTTTAAAATATCTATATTTATATACAAAAATTATAGAGCAATTTCACCAGCTAAAGCTGAAGTAAATGCACCAACACCATAAGATTTGTATAATGTAGCAACTTGTTGTAAGTTAGCATTTGCGAAGTTAGTTTCATTATTTGCTAATGTAGAACCTTCAACGAATACTTTAACTAATTTGTCAGTACCTGGGCATAAAACATAGATTTTTTGGTCGTCTAATTTAACTGCGAATTCAGTTTTATAATCAGCAACTTGTTCTAATTCGATGCAAGAAACTCCGAAGAAATCTCTTAAGTATCCAACTTTAACATATTCGTCTCCTAATAAGATTCTAGTATTTGTAGATGCAGGTAAGATTTTTGATAATGCTAATTTAGTTCCTAAGAAGATAGCTTGTCTTCCACCATTCCAAGCACTAACTTTTTGAGCTAATGCTATAGCAGAATCTTGATTCCATCCAGAAATTTTTAATGCAGCTGAACCAGTAGTTGGTAAGTTGTTCATCATAGTAGCAAAAGCATCATAAATATCATATCTCATTTGAGTTTCGATAGACATAACAGCTTTTCTTACGAATTCAGCTAATGTATAAGCTCCTCTTAAAACATCATATAAAGAAATACCAACAGAAATTGCGTGTAATTCTGGAACAATTGTCTTTTCTCCTTTGAATTGTCTAGTTATATCAAAATCTCTTTTTGCTCTTCCACCTTTAGCAACGATGAATAAATCTCTTGGTTCAATATCAACTTTTAAAGTGTCTCCCCAAGAACCATTTTTAACTTCTGCAATAACTCCTAAGTCTTTAATTAAAGCATCAGGTATAATTAAATCAGTAATCATACCGATAATAGCAAATGCAGATTCTTTAACATCTGAGAAATTACAGAAAGTAGCTAAATCATTATAATCGCTTATTTTTCTTCCTGACATTCTTTCGATTTCATCTGTATAGAATTCTAACATTTTACTGTTCATTTCTTCAAATGTAGTACCAGCTGCACTACTTTTTTTACCATTTATATAAGATTCATAATATTCAACAAATTTTGAATAAGCATTTTTTCTTTCTTCATCATTTGCTGTGAATGCTAAAACACTATTTGGTAATCTCATTTTATATTCCTCCTTCTTAAATTTCTTAAATTATTTTCTATTTTTTATTTTTGTTGCCTAATTATTAGATAGCAACGCATTCTAATAAGATAGCAGCAACTCTTTGTGAACCGATGTTAGTTGCTCCTCCGATTGAGATGTAAGCACTATCATCTAATACTTTGTATGATACTCCTGATACAGCAGCACTAGCATATTGTAATTTGCTTTCTCCAGCAGCTACAACTGCGAAATTATCAGCAGTTCCTTCAATACCTTCAGCAGAGATTAAAATTTTGTCTCCAACTTGTGGTCTGTAAGCACTAAATACTTTTCCTTTTACATTTGTGAATGTTCTTGGGTCATTTATACCGATTTTGTATTCATTTCCCATAGAGTCTGTAATTATTGTATCTTCTGGGCTGAATGCCATAAATACATTGTGTAAATCACTGATAGCAGCTGGTGTATAAGTTTGACTAGCAGAATCATAAGCTCCTGCATTGAATACCATACCGTTATCATAATCATTAGAAGCATCTAAGAAACTTTGATTTAATGAATCAATGTTTTTAGCAGCTACTAAACTTGGTATTAAAACAATTTTTGCCATTTTAAATTTCCTCCTTCTTAATTTTTAATTACTTCCACGTATATTTAGATGTGTTTTGTTTATTATCTAAAACATCGTTAACAGCCATTTTTGTGAATGATTTATCTTTTACTGAGAAATTTTTACTTGAAATCATCTTATCATAAGATTTAGCTTTAACTTCATTTTCAAAGATATTTAATTCGTCTAATGAATATTTTTTTGATTCTTCTCTTAACTCTGAAATTTCATCTGCACTAAATAGCTCACGTACACCAGAAATTATACTTTCTACTTGTACTGATTTTTCTTTAGCTTCGTATTTTTCAACTTTGTCTCTTAGAACCTCACATTCAGTTTTTAAAGAATCTCTTTCTGCCTTAACAGTTTCAGGGTCTTCTTCTTTTTCAGGTTCATCAGTTTCACAATTTTCAGTAGGAAGATTTTCTTCGTTAGCTTCACACTTAGCTTCTTCACATTCTTCAGAATCTTCACATTTTTCACATTCTTCAGAACTTTCGCAATTTTCAGAAGCTTCGTTTTTGCATTCTTCTTCAACTTCTTCTACATCTTCCTTAGATTCATCATCTGAATCATCTGAATCTTCTTTGTCATCATCTGACTCTTCGTCATCGTCTGATTTGTCATCTTCAGATTCAAAGTTCTTTTCTTTATCATCTTCAGAATACATAGTATTGTCGTCTTCTTTAGATGATTCTTCTTGAGTTTCAGTTGTTTCTTCTACTTTTTCAGCTTCCTTTTCAGTTTCAGCTTCAACAGTAACTTCAACTTCTTCAACTACTTCTTTAGTTTCATCCATTGTACCTTTTTCCTCCTTTCCTGAAAATTCCACCATAGCAGTATCATCACGGTGTTCATTATAAACTTTTAGTGCATTTTCACAGTCAAACTTGATTATAGATGCACTACTGCCTTCACAGGCAGGTACGTGGCTCAATCCTAAAATGGTAACTCCATTGAAGACAAATTCTTCAATTGTTAATAAGTTATCATTCTCATCAACTTGCCCAGCAAGAACTGTAATTTCCATAGAAACATCTCTATGATTACCTTTTTCTTTAAATATCTCATAAGCCCAATTTGCATAGACTTTAGACATTATTGCCTGAGCAACTAAATATGTTCTACCCTTTCTTTTCTCAAATCTCATTTTTGAACTTTCAGGGAAGAACCCTACTATTTGTTCATCTGGTTCGTGACCTTCAAAATCATTTCCGTCAAAACCAGCAACTAAAAATTTATTCTTTAATGTATCTTTAGCTCTTACTAAAGCCTCCCTAGTAATAGGAACATTATGTCTGTTATTTCCATCGTGACAAACATAAATTTCTACAACAGCCAATTGGCTATCAGAATATTCCTCAGGGACTATTTCAAAGCTAGCAACATCTATTGAGAATTTTTCTAATTCATTATCCATTTATAACCCCTGCCTTTCTTAGTATTTCAAATCTGACAGGTAAATGAGATAATACTTCTTGTAATTCTTTGGTATTGGAGAATTTCATTTTATCTCCATCTCTACCTAATAAAGGAAAACCTTTTTTAATTAGGAAGTTACCAAGTGTTTTACCACAAGTATATACATTAGAGAAATTCATATCTTTAATATTACTTATAAACATATATAACTCCCCTTTCTATTGATTTCCGCCTTTTTCTATATTAGAACCTTTACTTCTAGTTTCTTCTCCACTATCAGTTAAGTCTCCATCATCTTTTAAAGGTCTACCAGCTCCTTTATTTGGAGTTGAGCCCTGTGTTACATTACCTTGAGTATAAATATTAATCATTGGTCTTAATTTATCAATGAAATCACTAGCATTCATTTCTTCTAGTTCTCTCTCAAGTTCAATCTTATTCATTCCTAAAGATGAAGCAATTTTATTTGGTAATACAACACCTTTATCAGCATATTTAAATGCTTCTTCTTGTCTAGCCTCTCTGTCAAATTTATCATTTGTTCCAACAAATCTAAAACTCCATTTAAATTTCTTAGTATGTCTATTTGCGTAGTATTCTAAGAAATTTTCAAATTGTGGATAAATAGATTTGACTAACATTCTATCAATATCTATAGAGAATTGACTCTCTATTGCATTTTGATTTTCTCTTGTAGAAAATATAACTTTACCACCACTTAATAAAGAACTTGTAATACTCATAAATGTTTCATAAGTATCATTATCAGTATTTTTAAATTCAACTCCTTTAATATCTTCTGTTGGTAATGCTAATACTTTAATAGCAGCCTCTAGCCCTTGAGTTGCTAAACCAATAAATTTACCTAAAGTATCTGCGTCAATAGCTAATTGATTTGCTACACTTGCAGCCTTCTTCTCATTTAAATATGGAATTGAAGATACAAGTAATTTTCTTGCTGCAGCCATACTTTGATTTATTTGTAAATTTCTCATTACTGGAATTGCAGCCATTTCTGGAAGCATACCTGAGAAAAATGGTATTTGTAAATTATGATTAGGATTAAATTTAAAAACCCAACATCCGTCTGCAGGGTCTGTTTGAGTCCATAATGCAAAACTACCAGTTCTCTTATTTATTTTATTACTTGGTATATATGGTTTAACCTTTTTACCATCAAACATTTCTGTGTATCTTTTCTTTATCCAGTCTGGATAACAATTAATATCAACTTCTCCTTGACAGAACCAATTCATATCAATATCGTATAAAAGACCATATTCCCATTTTCCAGTAATCATTGCATATTGAGATGGGAATTCTTGAATTACAGATTTATCTCCTAATTCTCTAAACATAGCATAATATGTTTCATTCATAACGATATTCCAAGTAACATTTTTAAATTGTTCTCTATAATTGAATGCGTTTATAAACTTTTTAATTTCTTCATAATCATTTTTATATTTATTAGTTTTATAATCTTCAGGTTTAGCATTCATACAAGATATTTCTAAATCAAATGCAGGCAGGTTAGCTAAGTATTCTTGATTTCTTTTATACATCAAACTACTAAAATAATAAGATTGTCCATAATTAACTATATTGCCTTCATTTTCTATAGGACTAGATAAAGCTTTTTCAATATCTTCTCCATTAGGAGTTTTATTAGTAGCTATATTAAGTCTTTTCATTATTTCATTTTGTGTGTATGGCGTAAAAGCTCCTGCTTCTGTCATACCTTTTGAAAATGCAGCAACATCAAAAGTTCCATTTAACATTTGAGCATCTCTAATGTCTAAAGCATAATCTAAAGCTTCTAAAACTTCCGTAACTTGTTTTTCAGTTAATTTAGTTTTTTTACTATTACTCAATCTTATTCACCTACCTTCCTTAATAAATATATTTTTTTAAATATGATAAAGGGTCTATATCTTTTTTATACATATCCGCTTTACCTTGTTTTTCATATTCCCATACTACAGATAATCCATACATTAAACTTGTAGCACGGTCTCTCTTTTTACTTTTTACTATTCTCGTGTAGATGATTTTCCCACCTTCAGAATATGATTGTTTAATATTACTTAACTCTTGAACGAGATTATCGTGTTCAACGTGGATAACCTGTTCTTCTGGTTTATATTTTCCACTTTTATATTCTTCATCGGTTTCATTACTATCAACTAATAATTGAAGACTACCATCTTCAAAACCAGTTTTCATATAAGGATAAAATGTACTATTGAATTCTTGTGTTGCAGTAATTCCTCTTATTATAGGATTTGCATCAGGAAGCAACATTTGTCCTTCTTCATCATCGTCACAAATTAATGGAGGAAATTCTTCAATTTCTCCTCTTGCATTTCTAGCAGTCCAAGGTTCTTCTAATAAAGATAATAAACCTTGACCAGCAGATTGAGCATCTATTACTAATTTCTCTGTATTTGGGAATCTTATATGTATAAGTTCCCTTAAGAAATCTCTTTGTTCTTTTAAAGTTGCACCATTCATAGTTTTAGTAAATACAACTTGTTTAATAAATGTTCCATTCTTTCTTGGAACTAATTTTATTACGTGCGTACACGCATTGTCTGAGCCAGACTTACCAGAAACGGCAACGTCGTGTGTTACAATATAAGCATATTGACATTTCTTTGGTTGCTCTAATTCACATCTATCTATAACTCTACATTTTGAAGTTATATCATAAGGATAATAACTATCGTTTGCACTTCCAACAAATCGACCTTCATATTCATAAGCCCATTTATCTAAAGTCATTTCAGGGTCATTTTTTTCTAACATCATATTTTCTTCGGTAAATAATCCTGCATCAATACCAACTCGATAATCTAAACTTGCAACAAAGAAATTTTTATCTCCAGATGTCATTTGGCTATAAAAATTTAAAAATCTTTGATATAAATCACAAGTTTTTAACCAAGCAGAAGATATATAAACCATTCTACCTTCTTCATATGGAGCTTCAGGAAATCTCTTTTTAAGTTCAATCGCATTCTCTCTTGGAGTTTTTGTCATCGGTATTAAAACTTCTTTTAATGCTTCAGTTTTAACAAGTCTTGCTTCATCAACTAAAATAAGTTGAAATCTCCAACCTCTCGAACTATCCCCTTTTTGATTATTACCCAATGTAAAAGCCCTAATAGAACTTCCATTCTTAAATTGAACAATACAATTATCCTGTCCAGTATTAATTAATTTAATTTCTCTTTTTATATTTTCATTTTTACATAATTCGCCTTCTATTTTTTGCTTAACAACCATTCTTGCTTGATTACCATTACCAGAAACAATACCTATTGCCATACCTGGATATAAAATAGCCATACATACAATAAATATTGCAGCAATATATGATTTTGTTAAACCTCTACACATTATAAACATTATATTTGGAAATCTTCCCATTGCTCTTAATAATAATCTTTGAAATGGAAATAAATTATCCATTCCTAAAATATCAACAGCAAATTCATCTACATAATATCTATAATAAGATAAGAATTTAGTCCATTCTTCATAATCTATCTTTTCAGAATTAATTGGGTCGTAACTTAATGGAGAATCCATATTGTCATATCCCCAAGTTTTTTGAGCTTCTACTCCTTTACGAACTCTTTTGACATTTACTGCCATAATTATAAACTCCTATTTATATTCATAAATTGGTCTATAAGTTTATCAAACATATCCTTATCTTCTGGTATATGTTTAGGCACAAAATTATGTTTTTCAACCGCATCAAAAACCTTACCAAAGCATCCAAGGGAAACATCACTTGCACTTCTTTGACTTTCTGCAAATTGTGCAGATTTTGATAATCTATCAAAATTTGATACAGCAGTATTATATGCAGCAACAGCATCTTTATCTTCTGGATTATCTCTCATAATATTATAAGTATCATTCATTGCTAATGATGCTTGTGCAATTCTTCTTGCATAGTCCTTATGATTTGTTGTAATAATTTTAAAATCATTATTCAAATCTTGATAATATTTATTTAAATAATTTAGTTCTCTTTGAGAATAATAACCTTGCCAGTCATCATCCCACTCTTTAATTTCATTACCATTTTCATCTTTTTCAATAGATGAAGTTTTTTCATAAACACTATCTTTAAATCTAGCATTTTCGTATCTAGTCTTATAAGTATTATTAATTAGATTTAAATACTTATCTATATAATTTCCTTCAACATCAGCCAAAGCTTCTGTCCAAATTTCTTGAATAAATGGCGTATCTAATGTTTGCAAAACATCATAGACTGTTTGCATATCATCAATGTCTACAATTTTATTATTAATACAATCCTTGC